TAAACTTAAAGTACAATAGTGCTTTAATATGATTATCGGAATTTGCGGATTAATAGGCAGTGGCAAAGACACCATTGCTGATTGTTTGGTTGAACAACATAACTTTCAAAAAATATCTTTTGCTGACAAACTTAAGGATGCTGTGGCTCAAATGTTTGAGTGGGACAGACAATTGTTGGATGGCAAAACAGATGAAAGCAGAGCTTGGAGAGAGTTACCTGATGCATATTGGAGCAAAGAAGTGGGCAGCACAGTGACGCCTAGATTGGCTTTGCAAAAGTTTGGTACAGAATGCATGCGTAATGGATTTTATGACGGCATATGGGTCAGTTTGACCAAGAAAAAAATCATAGACAATCCACAAATCAATTGGGTGATTCCAGATGTGCGTTTTGTGAACGAAGCCGAAATGATCAAAAGTGTTGGTGGTAAAGTTTGGTGGGTAAAAAGAGGCACATTACCATTGTGGTTTAAAATATATCAAGATGTGGGCATAGAACCCAAAGACATACATGCCAGCGAATGGGCATGGGCTAGATTTGCTTTTGATGCTGAATTAAACAATAACAGCACTATAGAAGCTCTTAGAAGTCAGGTACAAGGTCTCCTTGCACCCATTTGATACCTTGTGATTGCAGTACCCTTTGACAGTTGGCACACACTGTTTTTAAATTACTGTATCTGCAATTGTTAAGATTACCATCCACATGAAACACATTGAACTGTTGAGCATGTTTACTTTTGTATGAGCATTTATCACATTCATTTTTTTTAACATATCCCGACTGTTGCCATTTAGGAATTCCCATAGGCTTACCTTTGTATCTAACACACTGCTCACACTGAGATCTGTAAAAAACCTTGTTGTTTTTGTGGTAATTCACAGCACAAGGGCGTTGTTTACAGGCTTTGCACAAAGGTCTCATACTGTATTTAGCTGCCCTTTTTTGGCCCTTTTTATTGGGTTTAATTAGGCTTATTTTTGAGCTGTTGGAATAAATACATTCAAATAAGTCATAGATAGGAGAAAATAATATGGCACTAGTATCACCAGGAGTACAAGTTACAGTAATAGACGAAAGTTTTTACACACCAGCGGAACCAGGTACGGTTCCAATGATTTTTATTGCCACTGCTCAGGATAAAACCAATTCAGCAGGCACAGGCACAGCACAAGGAACATTGGCAGCAAATGCTGGCAAACCTTATCTTGTAACTTCTCAAAGAGATTTAAGTGAAATATTTGGTGATGCAATATTTTATACCGATACTAATAATAATCCTATACACGGTGGCGAATTAAATGAATACGGTTTACAAGCAGCATACTCTTTCCTAGGAGTAAGCAACAGAGCTTATGTGGTAAGAGCTGACATTAATCTTGCTCAATTACAAGCCACAGCAACAGAACCTAGTTCGGCTCCAGCAGCTGGTACATATTGGTTTGATACTCAAGAATCTGCATTTGGAATATTTGAATGGAACAGAACTAGTCAATCATTCACAAATAAAATTCCTTTAGTGATCACAGACACTGCTCAGGTAGAAGATTATCCAAATGATAACAGTCCTAAATCATCAGTAGGAAGTATTGGAGATTATGCTATCAGTGCTGTGTATTTCACAAACACTTTATTCTACAAAAATTCTAGCAACAATTGGGTAGAAGTAGGCAGTGCAGCTTGGATCGCCAGTTTAACAACTCCTCTTTTAGCTGTTCAACCACACACTCAAGTGCCACAATGGAAAACTGCTGATTTAAATGCTCAAACTGGAAGTGTTTGGGTTAAAACCACTTCTCCAAATTCAGGTGCTAAATTTAAAGTTAAAAAATATAATGCCACCACAAAATTATGGGAAGAAATTGCTGCTCCATTATACACCAGTCAACAATCAGCAATATATAATTTAGACAAATCACAAGGTGGATACAACATTACTGTAGGTACTTTATATGTACATGCTTATCAAGATATTAACAATCAAGTTCATTTCATTATCAAAAGAAAAGAAACCAGTGGAGCAACCATAATTAAATCTAGTCCAGTTGTTTCTCCAGCTGTAAACGCTACTTACAATTTTACTATCACTGAAACTCAAGTAGGTGATGATACATTACATGCTGTAACTCCAGGTACTATTCAAATTTCAGTTGTTAACACCGACAGTGATTTAGCAGTAGCAGAAAAAGTAGCTGCAGCTATCAATGGTGAAAATTGGGAAAATATTGAAGCTAGCGTGGACAGTTTAAAAAGAGTGGTGATCACTCATGCTCAAGGAGGAGATTTTGTAATTCTTCCTAGCAATGGATCAGCCGCTACTTTCCTTAACACTAATCTTGGATTAGATGAAAATTCTACAAACTTATATTTTGAAAATTATGCTGATGCTACTTCAGGATATAGAGCTTCTAATTTCAAAGCATTAGATTACGTGGCTGGTGAAAATCAACCAACTAGTTTGGCTGCTGATGGTCAATTATGGTACAATTCAATTGTGGACGAAGTGGACATTATGGTGCACGACGGAGACACTTGGGTTGGTTACAAAAATCAATTCCCAACCACTGATGCCAATGGTCCTCAAGTGAGAGCCACTGAGCCTACTACTCAATCAGATGGTGGTAACTTGGTTAATGGAGACCTTTGGATTGATTCTAGCGACACAGAAAATTATCCTAAACTTTACAAATACAATCTATCTTCTACATCTTGGGTGTTGGTTGACAAAACTGATCAAACCACAGAAGATGGTATTATTTTTGCTGATGCTCGTTACAATACCACAGGAGCAAACAGCGATGAAGCAGGATCTATTGCTAATTTATTAATTAGCGATTACTTAGATCCAGATGCTCCAGATCCAGATCTTTACCCACAAGGCATGTTGTTATTCAACACACGCAGAAGTGGATTCAATGTTAAAAAATTCGTGAGAAATTACATTGATCTCAATGCTAACAACACCAACAATGGTGATGAAGCAATGACCAATTACTATCCACACAGATGGAAAACAGAATCTGCCAACAAAGAAAATGGTGCAGGTAACTTTGGAAGATTGGCACAGCGTAAAGTTGTGGTTCAAGCGTTACAAGCATTGGTTAATAGCAATGATGAAATCAGAGATGATGCTTCTAGAATATTCAACTTGATAGCATGTCCTGGTTATTCAGAATTGATTGGCGAAATGATTTCTTTAAACTATGACAGAGGTTTAAGTGCATTTGTTATAGGAGATTCACCATTCAGATTAACTCCAGATGCCACTTCATTAAACGAATGGGCAACCAATGTTAATCAAGCAGTGCAAGACAATGACGAAGGTCTAGTTTCATACGATGAATACATGGGTGTGTTTTATCCATCAGGATTCACCAGTGATAATTTCGGCAACGACATTGTGGTGCCAGCCAGCCACATGATATTGAGAACATTTGCTCTAAGCGATCAAGTTTCTTATCCATGGTTTGCTCCAGCAGGTACTAGAAGAGGCACAATCACCAACGCTTCAGCAGCAGGTTACATCAGTTCAGAAGGTGAATTCGTTAGCGTGGCTTTGAATGAAGGTCAAAGAGATACATTATACAGTTCAAACGTTAACCCAATCACTTTCATAACAGGTGCTGGTTTAGTTAACTTTGGTCAAAAAACTAGAGCAAGAAATGCTTCAGCTTTGGACAGAATTAACGTGGCACGTTTGGTTATCTACTTAAGAAGTCAATTGAACAAATTGGCCAAACCATATGTGTTTGAACCTAATGATAAAATCACAAGAGATGAAATCAAACAACAAGTTGAAAGTTTATTGCTAGAGCTAGTTGGACAAAGAGCATTATACGACTTTATAGTAGTGTGCGATGAAACCAATAATACTCCAGCCAGAATAGATCGTAATGAATTGTACTTGGACATAGCAATTGAACCAGTCAAAGCAGTTGAGTTCATTTACATACCGTTACGTTTAAAAAACACAGGAGAAATAGCAGGTTTATAATTTAATAAATACTAGCAATAGGAGAAACAATGAGTATATCTACATTATCTAAATTGACAGTTCCTTTGGCCAGCAACGCAAGTGCGGGCAATCAAGGTCTGTTGATGCCAAAACTATCATATCGTTTTAGAGTAACTTTAGAAAACTTTGGCGTATCAACTCCAACCACAGAATTAACCAAACAAGTTATAGATGTAACTAGACCCAATGTAAGTTTTGAAAAAGTTACTTTGGATGTATATAACTCTAAAGTTTATCTTGCTGGTAAACACACTTGGGAGCCAATCACATTAAATTTAAGAGAAGATGTGAACAACAATGTACAAAAATTAGTGGGCGAACAATTACAGAAACAATTTGATTTCTTTGAACAATCAGCTGCTGCTTCAGGATCTGATTACAAATTTGTAACTAGGATTGAAATATTAGATGGTGGTAATGGAGCCAACGCTGCCAACATATTAGAAACTTTTGAATTGTATGGTTGCTATGTTGAAACTGCAAATTATCAAACTTTATCTTATTCAACCAATGATCCCGTATCAGTTGCGTTGACCATTGTTTATGACAATGCTATACAAACTCCACAAGGCACAGGAATCGGCACAGCAATTGGAAGAACTATTAATACTCTTGCTACAGGCGGTGGACAATAATTTAAACATCTTAAATTGATTCAAAAAGGGGTCTAAATGGCCCCTTTTTTTATTTTATAAGCATAGATTTACATCACATAAATATTAACATGGCAAATTTGTTAAAAGGTTTTCTAGACAATCTATTCAAAGGTACATTGAATCCCAAAGGTAATCTTGCTGATTATCAACACGCAGCAAGACTGTTTGTGGATGATAGTTTTAGACTGGCCCCACATCAAAAATTTCTTTATCATGTGTCATTCAATATCAACTCTCAGGCTGCAGCAATCATACCTAACTTTTCCAGCACAGTTCAAGAAGAGTTAAACATGTTGGTTAAATCTGTGGATCTTCCCAAATACACTGTGGATACACAAACTAAAAATCAATACAACAAAAAAAGAAAATTGCAAACTAAAATTCAATATGACCCCATAACCATAGTATTTCATGATGACAATTATGGAATAACCACAGCCATGTGGGAAACTTATTATAGATATTATTTTAGAGATGGCAATTATGGTAAAAAGAATTCCAACGGTGTTGCTGTAGATTCTGTTCCTCAACAATATAATAGAGGAAACACATTGGCTGGTCCTGAAGCAAATATTTACAAATATGGTATGGATTCAGATTCATTCAAACCTTTTTTTAGAACTATTCAAATATATCAAATGGCCAGAAAAAGATACACCTGTTACACATTAGTCAATCCTATTATCACAGCATGGCAACACGACACACTGGCATATGGCAGCAACGATACAGTGGCCAACAGCATGACCATAGAATATGAAGCAGTATTTTACAGCAGAGGACCTGTGGTTGCTGGAACTTCTCCCAAAGGTTTTGCCACAAGACATTATGATAAAACTCCCAGTCCAATATCATTGGCTGGTGGTGGTACGACCAGTGTGTTTGGCATCGGTGGAGTATTGAGTGGATTATTTGGTGGAGGAAACAATGGAGCATTCAGTGATATTGAATCAGGAGGATCAGGTTCGGGCAGTTTATTAAAGATAGCAATTCAAAGTGCTAACCGTTTAAGAAATTTAAAAAAATTAAACAAGGAAGGATTAAGACAGGAAGGTTATCAAATATTAAAAGACGGCATTGGAGCCATAGGGCAAACCAATGTGAGTGGGGTAGCCAATACTGTGTTTCCAAAAAACACTCCAGTGGCCAATGATTTAACCACTGCTGTGATAAAAAAGAGATAATTTATGGCTGATAATACAAATAATATTCCAATCACAAATACTGATAGTGCTCAACCAGTTAAGAATTTTTTTGACAAATATTTTGTTGAACCTATCAGTCTTCCAGCTCAAGATGTGGATGCAGTGATAGGATTTTTTGAAAAAAGAAATTTTGATAAAACAGCCGCAGTGAATGTGGCTACAATTTTATTGCAACAAGCCAAACTAGACAATGTTAATATTTTTCAACTGTTGGACACATTGAAAGGATTGACCGAATTACAATTGAGCAATATTGTGACTGAAATATTAAACGTGAACAGATCAAAAATTTCCACACTGGGATTCAAGGTTGACGATTCAAGAAATCAATTTGAAAAACGCAACATAGTGGTATAATCAAATGCCTCGACGTTTTGCTCAAGGTAGATTTAATTTAAAAAATCCTGACAAGTACATGGGAACCAAAGATCCTTTGTACAGATCCAGTTGGGAATTTGCTTTTATGAAATTTTGCGATGAAAGTCCAGCCATTGCCAAATGGGCCAGTGAAGCTGTGAGGATACCTTACAGAAATCCTTTGACTGGAAGATATACCATATATGTGCCGGATTTTTTTATCAACTATGTGGACAAGGGTGGACAACAACATGCAGAGATAGTTGAGATCAAACCACAGAATCAATCATTGAGAGAAAAAGTGGGAAAAAATTTAAACAATCAAGCCAGTTACATTTTAAATCAAGCCAAATGGGAGGCTGCCACTGTGTGGTGCAGACAAAAGGGATTAAGATTTAGAGTGATCAACGAAACCGATATTTTTCACCAAGGCAACAAACGCCGATAAATAATACTACCATGACCAAAAAATTAGAAGATTTAT